AACAAGAAGTGGAGAGGGCGGACAATGTGTCGCAGGAGCGGAAACGAAAAAGCCCCGACATTCGTCGAGGCTTTTGAGGATGGTGCCGGCACCAGGAATCGAACCCGGGACCTACTGATTACAAGTCCACCCTATCGGCCAGTGTCCCTTGATAAAAGCCGCCTATCCTTTGGTTTTCCTGATTATTCACGGATATTTGAGTCAGGTATTCTGGAGCGACGTGGACACTTTGTGGACACTCCCAGCCGCGTAACCTGCACAGTCCTTCAATCCTTTGCACAGCGTGCAATGCCCCTGGGTCACCCGTGGCCCGCGCCATGCCTGCCGTAGCTGGTCATTGCATAGGCAAAGCCCTTTTCAATTTTTTCCAAGGCAAAGCGCGTCGGCGGGAGGGGGATAAGTGTTTTTTTGCACCAGATTTTTGCTGAGGCTTAGCTTTTGCGTAAAGGCGTTAGCAGTTAGCCAAGTACAGAATGGCATCCAGCTATCCGTCTCAGACGGGTGACTTCAAATGGTAACTGGTATGTGGGAAAGAACTTTACATGGTGGGTAGCCTCTTGCCATTATGGCTCTCTGTGCTAGGAGGTTAGTATGAGTCCCACATTAGTGTTTAGTGCTATTACGGTTTTTGTTGGTTGTCTTGGTTTTCTAATTGCGTATCGTCAATGGCGTACTGCGCAAAATAAATTAAAGTTGGATCTGTTTGAAAGGCGGCTAAAAGCCTATGAGGCGGTTGATAAATTTATTTCTGTGCACAGGTATAGGTTTGGCGATAAAACCGAGGCTGCTAGGGATTTTCACGAAGCGATTAGAAGTGTGAAGTGGCTGTTCGATCCAGCCTTCGCTGACTTTTGTTTGGGTAAGGTCTGGGAGGATGTAGGAAGGATGCTGGAATTGTGGGAGGAGATCGAGATGCTAAAGTCTAGTGATATGGATGAGCCATCGGATCCTGAGCTTGTTCAGGTTAGGCGAATAAAAATTAATGAGGTTGCTGTTCTTAAAGATAGCTTGAAGCGTTACCAGGAAGAATGGGAAGAAATGGTAACGCCGTATATGACGATTAAATTCAAGTAGGCTTGTGAAGCAAAAAGATCTGATAAATTTCTCCAGAGGTTTCGATGATACTGTACAAGTACTTTTCTCCTAGTTTGGCGCAAGTTCTTGAAAATGGTAAATTGCGCTATTCTCCTCCTTCGGTATTGAATGATCCTTTCGAACTAAAGCCACATATTTCTGCTATTGCGCCAGAAAGTGAAATTATAAAAAAATACATTGAGGTCGCAGCTCCGCAAATGCAGTCATTGAAGGCCGAGTTTTCCGCAAAAGTCGGTCGAGCGGTTTCTGAAGATGAATTGTTTAAGCTGCTGTTTAGCGTAATGCCTTTGAAATATGTTACAGAGCAAGTTAATCTTCGAAGTTCTCAAGTGCAAACAACGCTTGCTGAGCAATTTGAAAAGGTCGGTATGCTATGCCTGACTGAAAAATATGATAACTTGTTGATGTGGGCGCACTATGCGGAAAGTCATGCCGGTTTTGTGTTAGGCTTCGATACGAGCGATCCGCATTTTCATCAGCGCAGATCGGACAAAGATGAATTACGTCACATTCGGAAGGTTAAATATACTGACGTTAGGCCTGAAACAATTTTGATAGATGGCCCTTCTTATGATGTGTTTATTTCTAAAGGGCGTATCTGGGAGTACGAGCAGGAGTGGAGGATTCTCAGGCCATTGCAGGATGCAGATGAAGTTAAAGAGATTCCTGGTCTCGATGTGCCAATTCATCTGTTTGAGTTTCCTTGGGAATGTCTGCGCTCGATTAGGCTCGGGGCCAGGATGACAAAAACCAACCAAGATAAAATTTTGGATCTGGTTTCAAAGTCGCAGCAGCTGTCACATGTGGAGGTCTTTAAAGCGGAAGTTAGTGAGCGACTTTTTGCACTGGATTTTCATCGTATATAGCGCTTGGGTTTCGGCCCTGACGTCAGAGGGTTATAGCCTTTAGCTTATTCCCTATTACTTTCGCGGAAGCTTCGGCTAATAAGAATGCGGCGGAATTATTTGGCGTTGGCGTTGGGCCATGCACATGCACCGCCAGCTGGGTGTTCATCTCCTGGACCAGGTCGAGTAGATCACACAGCACCTGCAGCACGTTCACCCCCTCCGACCCCAGCCACGTCTTCGGCGCCTGCAGGCGCTGACTGACGCCTACCACGCTTTTCCGCAAGCCCTCGATGCGCTCCTGGACATCGCCGCCTACCGTCGCATTGAGCTTCTGCCCTACCACCAGGTTGAGGTCGCGCCCGGTGGCCTGGTGCAGGTCATCAACAGCAGCCAGGCTCGCGGATCCACCGGATAGCAACTTGAGCGCACCCAGGGCCTCGATCTTCTTCACCCCGCCCACCGTCTCGGTCGAGTGGTCGTCCACGTTCCTGGTGTGGCTCTGGAATTGCTCGCGGTTGGCCAGCGATTCCACTTCGCGCTCGATCGCCTTGTCCTGAATCTTTCCATCCGTCTGGCGCAGCCAGTTGCCGTCCGCGTCCACGCGCTGCTGACAGGCCTCGCTGTGCTGCCAGACCTGGTCCCCTTTCGGTACCCGGGGCAGGCTCAGCCCGTGCGGCAGGATCTGCTGGATAAAGGGCTTGTGCGGCAGGCCGTAGGCGAACGACACGACCACGGTCGTGCCTTCCTCGGGGAAGCCGAACATGCCGGCCTCCTGGCCGCCCATCGGCGCCGGCAGCGGCAGGCTGGTGAACACCGGCAGCGCCGGATCCGGTTCGCCATCTGGCAGCAGTACCTGGACATCTACACCGAAACGCGGGCGGAAGTCGTCACACAGCCCGGGCGCCGCCGGCGCATCCGGTACCGCGACCACGCGACCGAAGCGTGGCAGGTGGTAGCCCCCGGTGATTTCGGGGAATTGGCGCTCTACTGCGCGGCGGATTGCGTCTTCCATCGGATACCCATCTGATTGCCGGCGAGCGCGACATGGGTCACTCGCTCGCCCTGGTTGATCGTTGCACCAGGACGTAGCCCGGGCAGGGCTGCAATCGTGGCGCTCTGGTTGCCCTGGTAGTGGTCGAACAGCTCGACCGGCAGCTGCAGCGCGGGGCGCACGCCGAAGTAGCTGTCCGCCCAGCTCCCCACGAACACCTCGCCATCGCCCTGCTGCTGCCATATGAAGTCGGGGATGCTGAACACCTGGGCCAGGCTTTCCATTGCCTGGAAGCCGGCGGCAAGGCTGTAGAAGAACGGCGCCCGGGTTGTGGCGTAGGGCTGGTCGGGCACACGAAAGCGCAGGCCGGTCTGTTGGCTCACGTGCTCAAGCACAGCGCGCAGATCGACGTGCCGTAGGTTCATCGGCAGGGGCCTGGCCAGGATCGCGGCCAGCTCGCGGCAGAACAGCACCTGCTGTTTGCTGTTCGCCGTGGTGCTGCGCTCCACGTACCCGATGAAGTGCCGCTGCAGCGGGCCGTCGTTGTAGCCAATGTCGAACGTGACCAGGCCTTTGAGCGGCGCACCGGCCTGCACAGTGAAGGTCGCCCGCCCCGGGTTGCGCAGCTCCAGGCGCACGTCCGACTTCACCAGGTCGTAGTCGGTGCCGCCCACGTTGAGTACCTGGTGCAGTTTCATTGGCCAGCCCCAAGCCAGTCATCCACCTTTTTCAAGGTCGCCTCAAAGCCCGTTAGCCCTTGGCCTTTGCCATCTTCGCCGGCGTCGCCGCCACTGCCCCCTACGCCAGATCCGGTACCGGACTGCGCATTGACGTCCTTTTTCTCGCGGCGTTTCTCGACCTTCTCCGGGTTGGACTTCTTCTCAGTCAGCCCGAACTGGACCCGCCAGCAGGCCAGCGTGTCGTCTTCCCTGGCGCTGACGCCCTCGGCGAACTGCACCTGGCGCATACCGAAGGCCTCCGCCGTGTCATTCACCACGCGGTAGGTCTTGAGCTGGCCACCGCTTTCCGTGGCCTCGGCCAGGCGCATCAGGTCGCGCAGCCAAGGGCCATTCACATACGGAATCGTCAAGGTGACCGTGAGGGTTTTAGGTTTGAAGCCCTTGTGCGCTGTCTCGGTGTTGCTGGTCTGGCCTGACATATCCTCGGCCTCGATGCGGAGGTTACCGGTGACTTTCATGGATTTGCCTTCGACGGGCTGCCCGTCCAGAAGTAGCAGGCTCATAAGCCCACCATCTCGCGGACGAAGCTCAGCCCCTTCTGCGAGCCGACCAAGACTACACCGGTACTCATCACCCATTCGTGCCCCGGGGCGTCACCCTCCAGGAGCGTGCGGCGCAACTCCACATTGTTGCCAGGGCCAAGCATGCGGGCGCGGATCGAGCTGTCAGCTTGGCCACCTGCCAACAGCTGCTGCAGGTCGGCCAGCTGCTTGTCGCGGGCCTGCTGCTGTGCCGCTTTTCGGCCTGCCAGGGCAGCCAGGTCGCCCATGGGGGAGCTATCGGCGGCGTAGCTCTCCAGCACCGCGATCTGCCCGGCAATCGACTGCTGCGCCGTTTTCAGCACCGAGCAGCGCTCCAGCGGCAGAGCCTCCCAGCGCGGCAGCGCGCCGGCCTGGGGGATCAGCCATTTATCGGTTTCCAGCTTGGCCAGGTGTTCGGCACGGCGTTGAGCGCGCACCAGTTCGGGTACCGGCATCAGCGCGTTGAAGCGGCCTAGGGCGGTGGCCATCTGGTCGTACCGTGTGCCCAGGAACAGCAGGCACAAGGCGTGCTGCTCGCCCTGGGGGCGACCGGTGTCCGTGGCATCGGTCAGCTTGTTGGCCAGCGCCTGCAGGAGGTTCGGTGCCGACAGAAACCGCTGGTATCCGCGCCCCTGCCCGATACCGTGGTGGAACGGCGTCACTACAAGGCACGCCGGCGCCTCGCCCAACTGGTCGGCCAGTGCCTGGCGTCCCGCCTCGATCGCGCCCTGGGCGGCAGGGCCGACCGGGCCGGGGTTGGTCGTGGCCATTCCCTCAAGCCCTGCCAGGCGTTGCCCGGTGCTGGCCAGCTCGGTACCGGCCAGCGCCTTGGCTGCGTCCAGCTGGCTCATCCACCGTGTGGCCTCGGCGGGCCAGCGCATCGCAACCGGGGACCAGGTCATGCTGGCACCGTCCACTTGATCGCCCGTAGGGCTTTGATCTTCTTGTCTTGCAGGGCCTTAGCCGCGTCCCGCTTGAGCTGGTCGGCGTGCTGCAGGGCGGCCTGTTTGAAGACAACCAGGTCTTTGTTCACCTGCAGCAGCTGATCGCGGGTGTGGGCGAGAAACTGGCGCACACCATCTGCGCCGGCGCATGGATAGGCGCTATCCAATCCGCTGAACACCAGCCCTGTCAGGTTGACCTGGTCTTCCAGCGAACTGCTGTAACGGTGCAGGTCGCCCAGGGCAGCGGAATCAAAACCGCTTTCGATGTACTGCGCGCAGCCGTTGCTGATCTCCACCGTTTTCTCCTGGTGGAGCTTGGCCAGGATCGCTGCGGTGTCATCTACCCATGCGCCGTTTTTCCACACCTGGTCCGGTCCTGGTTTCGCTGTCGTGTACCCGGCGGGGATTGGCTCCATGCCGTTGATCGTCAGTGGCTGCCCGGTGGTGATGCTGTACACCACCAGGCCCTGGTAATAGTCCACCAATTGCCAGGCTTTGCCGTTCCAGTGGGCGGCCTTGTTCTCTGGAATCAGCGGGGGCGGCGTTTCCACGCAGCCTCCCGGGATCAGGAACACACCTGGCTCCAGGGGGGACTCGTCGGCCTCGGTAATGCCGATAAACAAACCCTGCGGGGAGGTCTGGTAGACCGTTTTCGTCTTTGCCACGGGGCACCTCAGTATTTGATGAAGTAGTACAGAGCCATGTTCACCGGGCGCGCTTCAGCACCGCCGGACGGGTCCACCGTCACGGTGTGGGCGTGGCTGCCATCGCCAACGATGTTCAAGGCGTGGCTGTGATCGCCTGCGGCTTGAATTCGGTTATTGGCCACCCAGTTCACGCCGGCGTAGTGCATGGCCGCACCAACGCCAGGGTTGTCGGCATTGGTGGGTGTGTTCACGTAGTTGAAGGCGTGGGTGTGGCTACCTGCGACGGCGGTCGTGCTGCCACCGTGGGCGTGCCAACCTGCGTCGCCCGTTACTGCATAGTGGGTGTGGGTCTGGTTCTGGCTTCCCTGGAACGAGCCTGGTGCACGGCCAAAGTCCAGGCCTCGGGTGTCGTCCACGTCCCGGATGAACAGACCACGGGTGTCCGGCAGGTTGAATGTGGTTGCACCGTCGCCGGCACCGTAGAAAGTGCCGATCGCCTCGAACAAGGCGGCAAACATGGTGCGGCTCACGGCTGCGCCGTTGCACCGGAGAGTTCCTGTTGGCGCTGCGCGGCTAAAAGTCTGGATTAGCGTGCCGGCAGGTACGATGGCCTCTGGCTTCAAATTGCCGGTGTGGTACAGCGGCTGCCCGTTCCAGCACAGCACGCCCTTGCTGTTCATGGCGATGTCGCCGGCGATCACAGCGCCCCAGTGCATCGCAATACGGGGTGCGTAGTCCCAATCGGTGCTGCTGTTAGCTACCAGTTTGGATTCGCGGATTTCCACGGCCGAATAGTTCCAGGTCGGACCAGGAGACGACGAATAGAACACGGGGCGTTGGTCCGTATGGCCGGAGCGTAAGCCGTTTAGAATCCCATAGCCTTCCAGCGTTGTAGGCTTGCCGCTACCGATTTTGCTCCAATCCAAGGAAGGGATGTCACCGGCCAAAAGGCTGCCACCCCATTCCACCATTCCTTTCCGGTTGACCTGGACCTTCGTGTAGGTGCCGGGTGTCACACCGTTATCAGCCATCACCAGTGCGATGATGATGTCCTTCGAACCATCAAACGATGCGGATCCGTCAGCCGCGCCGGCAATCTTGATTTCGCGGGCCGTGGCCAGCTGCCTGGCCTTGCCGGCGGACGTGGTGCCGTCTTCCAAGTCGGCCACCGATTTGCGGCTGGCGAAGTGCTTCACCAGCGGACCGTCGATCGGCTCGGAGGTACGGAGGTCGGTAATGGCGCCGGAGCTGGAAATCTCAGCGAGCGGGATGCAGTACACCCAACCGTCCCGTGTCAGGTGGTCCTGCTGATTGGGCAGGTACACCACTTCCCAGCTGGCCACCACATCGTTCAGCTCGCGGCGCAACGTGGCCTGTATCCAAACCTGGGTCGCCCCGGGCGGTGCAATCAATTGCACCGGCTCGGGAAGCGCCAGGCGCATGCCCTCCAGGTAGGCCACGCCGGCAGCCAATTGGTAGGCGCCGTCTACCTTCTGGAACTGCAGCGCGTCACCGAAGAAGCAGGCCCGCCCGTACACGTCACGATTGCTCAGGCGTTCGCGCTCGTCGATTCCCTGCAGGCGGACCGTGAAATCGTGCTGCCAGGTACTCGCATCAATCGTGATGCCGGTCAGCTCCTGGGCGCCGTTGTACTCGACCATGATGTTGCGGGTGACGTTGTTGCCGATCTGCACCGGTGGAATGTTGCGGCGTTTCTGCTGCAGGGGCAGATAGGCCACAGCGAACAGCACGCCCTCGGCTGACTCCAGGCCCAGCCAGTTCCAGTCGAAGTCGCCGATATCGCTGCCCAACATCGAGCTGTACACGACCTGGTTGGGGTTCACGTAGCCGCTGTTCTCGGGGGGGATGTCGTACAGATGCACGATCTGGCTGGCAGGCGGTTTCGGCGCTGCGCGGTCAATCGGCGCCTTGGGGTCTAGCCCCGGCACGTTGGCGTAGATGAAGCGGGTGATATGCAGGACTTCTTTCGTGCCCTGCTTTTGAGCGATGAGGCTTTCGCCGGCAAGTGTGATTCTGGCCACGGCAGGTTCCTACAGAGTGGCAACCAGCGTTTGCTGGTCGTCGTTGAAATCAACTGCGGCGATGCGCAAGGTGATGGGCGTGATGCTCACGAAGTCGTAGCGCCGGCACGTTCTGCCGTATTGCTGGATCAGCACGCGCAGTAGCTCGGGGTTTTCGGACAGTTGCGAGTCGGAAAGGCGTAGCAACACCACGTCCCAGTCGCGGCCTGCCATGCGTTCGTCAATCTCGACATAGCCCACGCCCAAGCGACGAAGAATGCGTTTAAGGCCAGCGGTACTGCCGGCGTCCACTGCGTTAATGAAGGCGAACTTCACGCGAAGCCGGTACAGGCTTTCCGGTTCGTCCTTGAAGCGGGTGATATCCCGCTGCCAGGCCATCAGGTCGAGGATCGTCAGGTGGCACGTTTGCGCGTCCATCTGCAGGAGCGGCCAGCGCATCCAGTCAGTGACCTTTTCCCACCAGGCCTGCGCGGCGTCCTTGAGCTTGGCCAGCTCGGTTCCACCGAGCCAGAAGGGCAGTTTCAGCGGGTTCATACCAGGCCCACCTCCAGGCTGCTGATGCGTGGAATGGTCAGCTCCGACACGATGTCCTCGCCGGCAAAACGCAGTGACTCGATGTCGGCAAACGTCTGGTGCAGCTCTTCAGCGAGGCGGCTGAAGGAAAACCGGGACTGTGGGTAGGTCAGCGTCGGCTGGTAGTCGGTGGTCGTGCTTTCGCGGAATGCGGCTCGGACAAACTGGGATACGCCTTCCTGCAGGGCCTCGCGGCGCTTCACCGTGAGGTTTGCCCGTGGCCACACCGTCAGCGATATGGCGTGTTGCGTCTCGGGCATCACCATCACCAGCAGGTCGTCGCCGTGGCCATGGTTACCTTCGTCGCGCACATGGGCGTTGATCTGCTCCAGGAACGTTTCCGCCGGCACACCGGCATCGAACAGGACATAGGCATTGGCGCTGCCCGGCCCACGCGGCGCACCGTGCAGGAAGTACACGCCATCAGGCCGTACCCCTGGGAAGGCGGCGATCATGGCCCGGTAGACGGCGTCGGTGTGCCACTGGTTGACCGCGCTGAACTGGTTGCGGGTGCGCAGGCGTAATTGGTCGTCCGGCTCAGGGTCCGCACCTGGCGCGCTCATCCAGCCGTCTGCGTTCACGACCTGGACAATGCCGGGGATTGGCTCTGGCAGGATGGCGTAGTAACCGGGCGCCAGGTTGTAGCCGCTGCCGACCTGCTGGGCCTGGACCTTTACCGAGCGCTGCAACAGCCCATCTGGGAACACGGCGTCCTCGATCGTCACCAGTTGGTAGACATGGCCATTGATCGCTGCGGACTGCACCACCACGCCGGCGCGCATCAGCAGCTCGCCGGCGGTGTTTTCACGGGTGAACAGCAGCTGCCCCTGTACCTTGGTGGCCCCTTTTCGTTCGACGTTCACGGCCCACGCCAGGCTCTCAAGCCAGGCCCCGCTGGCGGTCTTGACGAAGAAGTTGGGCAGCACGGTGTCGCTGACAAAACCGATCAACCACAGCACCGGCTTGGTCACCAGGGCTGTCACCACACGCCAGAATGGCGAATAGGCGCTGGTGTTGCTCAGCTTGCTGCCTTGGGTGGCCACCTCGGCCTCCCAGGCTTTGTGCAAGCCCACCTCGGTGGTGGGGATGCCGGCGTCGGCCAGCGCCTGGCGAAAGTCTATGTCGCTCACAAGTACACCTCGATATCACCGAATTTCAGGGTTGTGGCCGTTACCAGGTACACACCTGGGCGGTCCTGCAGGATCTGCGCTGTACCGGGCACCAGGCGTTCGTCGTTCTCCACCAGCAGCTCCAACTGCAGGATGCAGTCGGCTTGCCGCTGACGGCTGCGCTCAGCCACCAGCGTCACCAGCAGGCCGCTGTCGCGGATCATGTGGGCGATGTCCTGGGCGATGCTGGCCCTGTCCTCGATAAGCAGGGGCTGACGGGAGGGGTCCAACACCAGGTCGTTGTTCTGGATCAGCAGGTCGATGTAATCGCTCATCAGCCCACCGCCATTTCCATCATTTGCTCCAGCTCCAGCGGATTCATGGCCTTGCCGGTGTGGATCTCCACCTTGTCCACATGCGTACGTCGGTCCTGGGACTGGGTGGTGTTCTGGATCCGGGTCATCAGGCCGCCTTGGGGAACGCTGGCGGGGCGGTCTGGCGAGAGGCTGGGCGCGGCCTGGGCTAAGCGCTGGCGAGATTGCTCGGCCTGCGCGATCGGTGCTGTGGTCGCCGGCGACATGGCTGCAGGCATCGACATCATCAGCGGGCGCGGTTGCTGCACCTGCTGCAGGGCCTTGGCGTCGGGTAGCGATAGCGAGTTGGCCACCGGGGCGGTGCCTACCGGCAGCATCTGGCCAGGCACCTGCGGCACGTCCGGCACCGCCGGCAGATCACCGAAACGGGTCTCGATGCTCACCCCTGGGATCTTGTTCAGCAGCTCGATCACCCCGTTGATCGCATCGCGGAAGATCGCAACGATGCCGTCCCAGGCCGCGCTGGCCATGCCGGCCCAGCCGCCCATGGAGTCAAACCAGGCGCTGAGCTGCTGCAACTGCTCACTGACCCATTTGAAGGCCGCGCTGTCCAGGAGCGCAGCTTTCAGCTCGTCCCAGTACGCGACAACCATCACGACGGCCGCGACCAGGGCGACGATGCCGGCGATGACCAGGCCGACCGGGTTGGCCATTAGCGCGGCATTCAGCAGCCAGATCGCGCCCTGCCAGGCGAGCATGGCGACCTTTACGATTCCCATCCAGGCGAACATGGCGATCAAACGCACCATGAAGACCGTCAGCACGAAAGTGTGTTTGAAGAACATGGCGATGCTCTTCCAACCGGTCCAGGTGAGGACCTGCCAGACGGCTACCGCGCCGGTCCAGACCATCTTGCTGATGCCGACCACGATAGTCAGGGTGCTGAGCGCGGCGGTGATACCCAGCACGGACAGGGTCGCGATGCCGAGCACGCGGGTGATGTTCGGGAACAGCTTGGTCCATCGGGTCAGGGTCTTGCCGATGTCGACCAGGCAGGTCATCAGCGGCTGCAGCATGGGAATCAGCACTTGGCCAAACGAGATACGCAGGGCGTTGACCGCTGCGCTCAGCTGTTGCCAGGGATCGACCATCGCCTGGGCCATCTTCTCGGCCTGCTCCAGCCCTCTGACTTTGGCCAGTTGGTCCATGCCGTTCTTCAGTCGACCGGTGTCCTGGGCCAGGGCGCCGATCACCTGCGCGCCTTCACCGCCGAAGGCCTCCATCAGCTTGGCGTTGGCAGCAGCGCCGCGCAGATCCCCGAACTTGCTCTGCAGCTTGGCCAGGATGTCGAGCATCGGCAGGACCTTGCCGTTGGTGTCGGTGAACTTCATTCCGAGCTTGTCCGAGGCGTTCTCGATGTTCTCGAAAAACGCCTTGTACCGTCCGCCGGCATCGCCGCCTTCCATCGTGCTGGACAGGCTGCCGATCACGGCCATCTGCTCGGCAATGTCGATGCCGGCGGCCGTGGCGATCGCGCCGGCCTCCTTGAAGCCGTCCTTCATCTGCTCGCCGCTGGTGCGGAACAGCTGCACCGCCAGGGCGGTCTGCCCGCCCAGCTTCTCGACCCACTGGCTCTTGCCCATGGCGTCGGCCTGCTGCTTCTGCAGGTTGTACAGCGTGCCGACGTACTCACTCATCACATCCTGGTCGGACTTGGTGGCCTTGGCCAGCACGCTGCTGGTGTTGGTGAAAGTGGCCAACTGGGAGCCGGCCAGGCCCTTGATTGCGCCTTCGATCTTGTACGCCGAGGCGACGAAGTCGCGGGCGTTCTCGCCGTAGGCCACGGAGAAGTCCAGGGCCTTGGTGTTGAGCGCGTCCAGGGCATCCTCGGCCACGCCGAGCGAGCGCACATCGCCCAGGGCGCGGTTCACCTCCAGCGCAGGCTCCAGCGAGGCCTCGATACCGGTCAGCGAACCCCACAGGCCCGCCACGCCGGTACCGATCTGCTTGATGTTGGCTTCGCTCTTTTCCGCCAGGTCGTTGAAGCCCTGAGTCACCTTGCTCAGCGGCGCGGTGACCTTGTCGGTCAGGGCCAGGATGAATTCCAGGCGGCTGGATGCGTTATTCGCGCTCATGGGGTGGTCAGCTTCCGTTGAATGCTCGGGCGATGCCGTTGGCTATGGCGATTTCCATGCGCCGCCAGTGCTCGTCCTCCAGCCACTTGGCTGTGCCCAGGTTCTCGGGCGTGGGAGCGGCACCGGGCAGCCAGCGTTCAGCCAGGGCCATCAGCTGGCCCAGGCCGTCCTCGGTCAGTCGTTCGGCGTGGCCGAGCGCTTTTTTACGGTGACCTCAACGGTCGGGGCGTACTCCTCGACCAGGGCGCCGGCGAGCTGCAGGACGGTCATCGGGTTGGCCAGCAGCGGTTTCAGCTGCTCCTTGTGCTCGGGCTTCACGGCGTTGACCAACAGGTTGTTGGCCGGGGCGACCTTGTTGGACGGGGTCAGGGCGTTGATGTACTTGGTCATCAGCGCCGGATCGATGGCGAAGTCCAGGGACAGGTCGCCGACTTCCAGGGTGATCTCGGTGCGTTGGGTCATGGTGCTGCTACTCCGTTGGGGGTGGGGGCGCACAAAGTGCGTTCGCGTTCCTGCAGGCCCAGGATCATTTGCCGACTGAGGGCGAGCTGATCCCGGAGGGTGAAATAAGCCGATCGAGCGTCTGCTGTGAGTTCGGCGGTGGCTGCATCAGCCACGCCGGGGCCGCCGGGATGGGCGGGCACTGCGGGGCAGGTGGCGTTGACGAGCAGCCGCTGATCGCCGCGATCAACAGCGCGCTGCAGATCCTGGTTGCGTTGCTGTGCATGGTTCAGTTCCTGGGTGTGTTTGAGGTCAAGGGCGGCGGCCTGGCCCAGGCGTTCGCCGGTGATCCGGGCGGCCTCGCGCAGGCCCTTGGCCTCGTCCTGGGCCAGGTCGCGCTCCGATCGGGCGTTGTCGCGCTGCTGCAGCACCAGGTCGAAGGCGAGCCAGGCCGCCCCGGTGAGCAGAACCAGGGCCAGCAACGGGATCAGGCCGCGCACAGTGCTGCCTCCTCAAGGCGTCGGGCGTGCAGACCTGGTACGAAAACCTTGCGCCCCTTGGTGTCGGTGACATAAGCCCACACGGGACGCCCATCGTCGCCCCAGGCCAGCGCCCGGCAGCCTTCCTTGATCCGTCCGGCGTTGATGAGCCCCACGGCCCGGCTCGCGCAGGTCGAGGGCGTACCGACGTTGTGTCCGTGGCTGGACAGCGCGTCGAAGGTGTTCTGGCTGATCTTGTCGTTGGTCAGGCAATCAGCCAGGCCCAACTGGTCCTTCTCGACCACCAGCTGCTCCACCTCGGCGCAGCGCTCCGGCGACCAGTAGTCACCGACAATCACGGGGTAAGGGCTGGTATGGCGAGTGATGCCCTTGCACACGGTCGGCAGCCCTCTGGCCAGCTTGTCGGCGTAGGCCACGTTCTGGCCTTCACCTTCCCAATTGCCCAGGAAGGCCATCAGGGTGCTGCTGCCCAGGACCAGGGTGATCGCGCCGGTGATGATCTTGTTGCGCAGGCTCATCCCTTGGCCCTCCAGTTGCTGAGCATCTGGCGGTACTTGGGGGCCAGCAGAACGATCTGCAGCACCATGTAAAGCGCGGTCAGCATGTAGGCGACCGCCGACCAATCGACGGTGCCCGTGGCACCCGTAGCGGCCACGCCAATGGCGGGCGCCGCCTTGGCCACGGCAATTGCGGTGTCCTGGGCCGCTTGATTCGCGCTCATCGCTGAACCCCTTTCTCGAAAGTGGACTGGCACGGGACGCAGCGGGTCTTGCCGCCCAGGGCGCGGCGCGCCTCGGGGATTTCGCCGTCGCAGTCTTCGCAGTGAGTGAGGCTCGGCCCGGCCGGCGCGCTCTTGCCCCGGGCTGCGGCGATCGCCTGGTCACGCTGACGCTGTTCCAGGGCCTGGGCGCGGTCGAACGGGCAAACCATCAGCTCAGGCCCTCGATCTCTTCGGCAGACAGGTACGGCACGCCGTTGATGTGGATAAAGTCCGGGCTGGTGACATCGAACGGCAGCTTGTGCTTGGTCTTCTCGCCGCCCTTGGGATCGATGTTCAGCAGGCTGGAGATCTTCAGCCGGCAGCCGAAGGCCTCCACGCGGATCTCGTCGGTCGGCGTTTTGGCGTAGAACAGCTGGTCGAAGGTCTCCAGCTGACGGAAGCTGCCGGCCTTGCCGGCGGCCTCGATCAGCAGGTTGAAGTTGGTGGTGTCCACCTCCAGCTCGCCGCTGGCGGATACGTCGCCGGCAACCCAGCCGTCCGGTACGCCCTTGGTCTGTGCCACGGCGCTGTTGTCGGTGATGTCGAGGGTGGCGGTTTCAACGTGGATCTTCAGGTCGCCCACGCTGATGTCGAAGTTCATACCGCTGATCTTGGCCATGGGTTACTCCTGGTTGTCCTGGGAAAGGTCGAGCGCGATGTTCGCGGTGATGTCCTTGGGGCAGTTGTGCGGGCGGATCTTCAGGAACACCTCGACCTGGTTGCGGCTTTTCCACGCAATGACCAGGTCGCCGTCCTTGGGAGACTGGATCTCGCCCGGGAACACCTCGCCGGCGAACTTCACGGCCTTGGCCATCTTGCGCAGGGGCGCCATCAGGGCGCTGGTGTTGGCGGCCATGCTCGCGGCGCTGTTGTTCAGGCGGCGATCACCGATGCGGCGGATCAGCAGCGGGCGGACCTGGCGGGCGGCCTTGTCGGCCAGGCGCAGGTATTCCAGGACCTGGAAATCACTGGCGGCGGTGTCCAGCATGTTGGCGTCGCCCCAGTACACACCCTCATAGTCCGGGTACGTCTGGGAAACGGAGAACCGCGCCTTGTCCAGCTCACTGCGGATCGCGGACGGCAGGGGCACACCTTCCTTGTCCTGCGGCACGACGCCCAGGCCCTGGACTGCGCCGCTCGCCACGCGCATCGGACTGTCGGCAATGCTCCAGGCGGCATTGGCCAGGCGCCCGGCAAGCACGCCCAGGTCGTTGCCGTGCAGCTGCGGCACCACGACGACGCGCGGGGCGGCAATGCCGGCGGTGATCGCCTTCTGTTCCACCAGGTACTCGGCCCAGGTAGCGGTCGGCAGGATGCCGGCGGACGCGGCCAGGACGAAGGCGCGGCGCCCGTACTTGGCGTTGAGCTGGTCGGCGGCGGTGTGCATCGCTTCCAGCTCAGCGCCGGTGGTGACCGGCTTGGTGATTACCACGCCCTCGATGGAGAAGCCCTGTTGCTGGGCGTATTCAAGAGCTGAAGACCAATCACCCTCAGCGCCGATCGGCGCGGCCAGGCAGGCCCAGCGGTCGCCGCCGTTGGCCCGGGCGGCGATGATCTGAGTTTTCAGGTCGCTGACCGCCACGCCTAGGTCGTTGTCCAGGTCGCTGTCGGTGTTCAGCGGCAGCAGCTTGCCGACGTTCTTGCCGGCGGGGCCGATGAAAAGGAAATAGCGCTCGATCTCGGTCACGGCACCCTGGCCGAGGTTGAGATTGTTCACGCTGACTTTGCCGAGTGCCATGTGATGCCTCGTTAGCGGGGTGAGTGAAGGATTTGGTCCAGTACCTGGTTCACCAGGTCGCTGGTTTCTTGAGCGCTCGCGCCCAGGAACTGGCGTTTCGGCAGCTTGATTTCCCAGCTGTCGGCGCCGGTGGTCTCGCCCCGCTCCTCGTCCAGAACACGGATCAGCACGCCGGCCTGCATGTAGCTGACGTGCTTGAGGATCCAGGCGACGCTCGGGCGGCTCAGGCGCTTCTTCCCGGGTTGGCGGACCTTGAAGCCCAGCCGGAGCAGGCGTTTCGCCTGCTTGGCGGTGGATACGGCACCTTCAGGCACGCGGTTCCATCGACGCATTTGCTGCGCGGTGCGCCGCTCCGAGGCGCCGTTGTGCTGCTGTCCCGCGACCCAGCGCGTCAGGCCGTTCTTCCAACCCAGTACGGCCTGGTCGGGTGTCAGGCTGGTGACCTGCAGCAACTTGCCCAGGCCGGCCTCCATCTTCTTCTGGCCAGGCTGGGAGCGTTTACGCGGGGCGAAGGGCGAACCGTCCAGGTTCTCCTGGGCACGGATCCGCCGGCGGCTCATCGAGCGAGTGCGCTTCGACACGTTGTTGAGCAGGCGCCGGCGCAGGCGTGGGGGCAGCTCCAACAGGGCGAGCTGCTTCTGGGCGTCCAACATCCCCCGGATGTCCTGCTGCAGAACCCTACTGGCCATGGCTGGCCACCTCGCCGCGCTCGGCCACCCACAGGTCGAACGGCACAAACGACCAGGTCCTGCCGAAGGCCTGGATCTCGCCGGCGTCGTCCTCGGCCAGGTACTGGGGCTCTACAAAGTCCAGGACCAGCTCCACGTCGAACAGGTCGTTGTCCAGGTCCAGCGGCTCGACGTTGAACGCCGGCGCGGCCAGCTCGAAGCGGTGGCGCTCGGGGTCGTGGGTTTCCAGCCAGCTGCCCACCAGGGCCATGAGGCGCCCGGGGTGGCCGGTGAAGCGCTCGAAGTCGAACACGGCGCGATAGCGCATGTTGCCCATCTGCAGGCCGTGTTCGGTTTCGGCCCACACCAGCTGCAGGTCGACCTGCTCAGACCAGGCATCGAGCTGTTCAGGTGGCACCAGCTCGCGCTCGAGCAAGTAGGCGGTCAGCGCCTTCAACTGGTTCACAGCAACGCCGCCGTGATGCGGCTGCGGCCCTGCAGGGCTCGCACAGCGCCTTGGCTGTAGGCCAAGTAGGTCTCGGCGCGCTCCGGGGCCTCCTTGCCGGTGTTCTCAGCTACGTCGCGGCGGGTCACCGTGGCGTAGTCGGCCAGGCCGGCGGCTTTGGCGCGGCAGTACACGGCACGCTTGTACAGATCGGTCTTCAGCTTGCGCTCTGGCAGCAGCGTTGGATCGGCGGTGGCCACGGTGGTCATGCCCAGGCCCTGCCAGCTGGTCATCAGGTTCTGCAGGTCCTGGTTGACCTCGGCCATGGCCACGGTCAGGTGAGTGACCAGCGTTTCGCCCAGGTACTCGCCCGGCAGGCGGTAAGCCTTCTGGTACTCAGCCAGGGAGAGGTCCGGCCAGAAGCCGTTGTTCTCGATGGTCTGGTCCAAGACCGTGGTGGGTTTGCCTGAAAAGCTCATCGCTGATCACTCGAAAAGGGCGGGAAACACCGTTGCCACGGGGCGGGCCATAAATGGCCGACACGTTTCACGGGTTCCCGCTGGGGGGGTAGTCGGTTATTCAGTGCCGCTGGCGGCGGCTTGCTGCTTGTTCAAAGCTTTGCGGGCGTTCTCAATGCGGGTGCCTACGCCGACCTTGGGATAGAGCGCCTGGGCACGTTCCAGATGCTCGATCGCCTTGGTCCACTCCTGGGCCTCCAGTGCACGGATGCCGATCAGCTTGTGGAACTTGGCCGGGATCTGCTCCGTCAGCTCCCACTCGCCATCGACACGCGGCAGCAAGCTGGACAGGTACGGCTCTGGGCTGCGCTTCGCTTGATACTCGCCATAGGCCCACTCGCAGACGGCATCAGCGACAAAGGTCTGGATGTCACGGCGCTTGAAGCGCTCGGGCATTTCCTGCCCCTGCTCGATCGCGATGTCTGCCAGCTCCAGGGCGTCCTCAAACTGAGCTGTATCGAACAGCCAGACCATGACCTGGACGAGCACACGGTTTGGAAAGACCAGGCCGGACTCGACGTAGCGCTGGACGTAATCCTGGTACTTGGGCAGCAGCTCGTTGCGCTTGAGGTCCTGGCGAGTGGAAAGGCCCTTGATATCGCTCAGGCGGGCCAGGTCCTCGGCCAGGCCGACCTCCATTAGGGCCAGATGCTTGGCGGCATTCGCCGGGCTGCTCAACGCCTCGCTGGGGGAGTAGGGCAGTGCGGCAGCGGCCAGGCTGCTGGTTAACACCGCCACGCCTTCCTCCAGGATCCGCCGTTTGTGGGCCAGGGCCAGGCTCATCACACCAGCTCCACGAAGTCGGCTTCGAGGCTGGCGAATTTCCCCAACTGCTCGATCACGTAACCCTCGTTGCGCCCGTTGTAGTCCTCGGTGCGCGAGCGCTTCGGGTTCTCGATCAGGTGACGCCGCCAGCTGGTGTCCTGGAAGTAAATTGACAGGTTGTCCCAGGAGGTGACGGTAATGCCCTTGCTCGGGTAGAACGGGATCAGGAAGGACGGCAGCCCGCCATAGGTGGCGATTACCTGGGCATCCTCGATGCGTTCTTTCTCGGTCGGCGTCTGCCCTTGGGCGGCGTACAGGCGGCCCTTGTCGTGGGCTAGCAGGTCTGAACCGATGATGGCGATCAGGTCGCCCTCGTCGCGGAATACCGGGTCGATCATTTGCTTGACGTCATGCACCGCGGAGTCGAGGTTTTCGTAGTCGCCACCCTTGCCGATCTTAATTTTCACGGCGGGGTCCAACGGCTTCAGCATCTGCTCGGGGATCTGCTCGCGGGCGATCTGCAGCCAGCCCTTGTTCACGTCCTGGAGCATCGGGAAGTTGGCCAGGTCGGTCTGCTTCGCGGCGCTGAGGCCATGCCAGCCGATCATGATGCGGTCCAAGGCGATACGCTTTTGAACCGCCGCCAGGTAGCGCTGGGCGAAGTCCGGGAACTTGGCCCAGGCGTCGATGGTGGCGAACTTCAACGCCACGTCAGTCTCGGTGTGGAACAGCTCGTAGGTGTTGTTTTTCAGGTCGAGCAGGTGGCGCGGCTCGCGGTCGTTCTTGTCAGTGTCGGTGCGGCTGGTGGCCGGGCCGTTCAGGCCCAGTAGTACCTTCTCGCCCTTGATCTCGCTGACTGGCACGACGTTGATACGGCCCAGGAAGTCCACGCGCTCGGTGATCTGGTCGTTCAGCTCCTGGGCGTGGGTTGGCTCCACGGCAAAGGTGCGAGCGGCATCACCGGTGTTGTACGCCTCGGCTAGATCTTCCTGAAGCTGCAGGTATTGCGCTGCAGCGCGCTGCGACAGGGCGGCCATTAGCGCAGGCCCTTGCCGCGTTTGGTGTTGGCCGGGCCGGTGGTACGCGGTACCTGACGGCGGTTCGATGTCTGGTTGAACATCTGGGTCATGGTTTCCTGCAGTTCATCCATACGGGCGCTCAGCTCCTTGACCTGCTTGTTGCCGCCCTTACCACCCTTGCGGTTGTACTCGCGGTTTTCGTCGGCTTCATCCACCACGTCCTGGACAGCGGCGCCCACGGCATCTACAGCGTCTTTGTTCTCGCTGTCGTCCACTTCTTCCACGACCGGCTCAAGCACAGCCTGCATGCCGGCCAGCAGAATCACGAATTGGTCATACAGCGCTTTCAGCGCCTTGGCGGTTGCTTCATCCATTGGTTGGTTCTCGTCGGGTGAGGGGGTGTCGGGGGTGGTGATGTCGGCGAAGCGCTTGCACAGGCCGGCCAGGCCGGAAAAGAAGCGGCGCAGCTCGCCTTGTTGCTGGCCGCCCTCACGCAGTGAGTCCAGGGGCACGGCGGCGCAGTAGTAGGAGGTCTTGGCGTAGCGGTGCCCCTTGCGGGCGCCACGGGAGAAATACAGCTCCTGGGTACCCAGGCTGGCGGGTGAGTCGGTAACGGCCAGGCCGGTAAGGTAGAAGCGCCCGCTGTTGGCGAAATTCGGCGTGATCTCCACGCTGGTGAACAGCTTTTCGCCCTGGTCGTTCAGGTGCAGCAGCTTGTCGTTGGGCTTGAGCTGCGCTTCCAGGGCCACCTGTCCGGGCTCCAGCTCGGGGTCGTCGCTCTCGGTGACCAAGCGCAGGGCGAACACGGTGCCGTGGGAGCCTGGCCAGCGTTCATGCTCGCTCCAGATCACGGCGGTGTAGGTGGTGAGCTTGTAGGTCTCGGCACAATCGACCAGCTCCTGCACGGTGATCTCGCGGTTGTCGGCGGTGAAGCCGCTGAGCGCGACACGCTTCCAGTAGGAGACGAGGGAACGGGGCATTGTGGGTGGCTCGGTGATGGTCGATGAGCGCCACGATAGGGAGCCGATCGGCACCGGCCAAACGCTTTGCTTGAGCGAAATTCCTATTTCCACGATCTAGGAATTTCACGCATTTTTACCCCGCGTTTTCGAGGTTTTCGCCGCATAGACTGCGGTCCATGAACTACTCCATCGAAGTCAAAGAGGCCGCTAAACGCCTCTACCTGCGCCGAGCATCGGTGAAGGAAATCCAGGCTCAGCTGAAGCTGCCCAACGTGCGAATCATTTACTACTGGATTCGCCAGGGCGGTTGGGACGACATGCTGACCGATGAAGAGCCGGTGACCGCTGTGAGCCGGCGCATCACCCTCATCCTGGAGAAGCAGGAGACGCTGACGAAGGCCGAACTGGACGAGCTGGACCGCCTGACCTCGATCCGCGATAAGTTGCTGAAGCAGTCGAGTCGGCCCCCCGCGCCGGCGGATTGCGACGCCCCGCGTAAGCGCCAGGAACGTGATCAGGGGCTGAACCAGGAGCGTCGCGAGCGTGGCAGCAAGAAGCGGGAAAAGGCGCTGAAGAACGACATCAGCCAGCTGACCGAAGTGGACTTCCTGGAGAAGTTCACATCCAGGATGTTCAACTACCAGCTGGAGCTGTTCGAAGCCAAGAAGAACCCGCTGACGGCGCGGATACGCAACATCCTCAAGTCTCGGCAGATCGGCCTGACCTACTATTTCGCAGCCGAGGCCTTCATGGACGCGGTGTTGACCGGAGATAACCAGATCTTCCTGTCGGCCAGTCGTGCCCAGTCCGAGGTGTTCCGCAGTTACATCGTGGAGTTCGCCAGCAAGTGGTTCGACATCGAGCTGACTGGCAACCCGATCAAGCTCAGCAAGGACGGCAAGCCCTGGGCCGAACTGCGCTTCCTGTCCACTAACGCCAACACCGCGCAGAGCTACCACGGGCACTTGTACGTGGACGAAATCTTCTGGATTCCGCGCTTCGACAAGATCCAGGGCGTGGCCAGCGGTATGGCCGCCCATGCGAAGTGGCGGCAGACGTATTTCTCGACCCCCAGCGCGGTCACCCATGAGGCCTATCCGTTCTGGACGGGCGAGACCTTCCGCAACAGCAAGCGGGCCAAAAAGGCCGGCGCCTGGCCCAGCGATGCCGAGATCCACGCCGGCACGCTTTGCCCGGATGGGCAGTGGCGCAAGATCATCACCCTGGAAGACGCCATCGCCGGCGGCTGCAACCTGTTCGATATCGATCGCCTACGGTTGGAGAACGACGAAGAGCGCTTCGAGCAGCTGTTCATGTGCAAGTTCATCGACAGCACTCAGTCAGCGTTCGCGCTGGCCGACCTCGAAAGCTGTTACTCCGACCTCGGTTTGTGGGACGACTACAAGCCCCACGAAGACCGTCCGTTTGGTGATGCCCCGGTGTGGCTGGGATACGACCCCAGCCGAACCCGGGACGATGCGACCTGTGTGGTGGTGGCGCCGCCGGCGGAGCAGGGCGGCAAGTTCAGGATCCTGGAGAAGCACAGTTGGCGGGGACAGTCGTTCACTTACCAGGCCAACCAAGTGAAGTTGCTGACAGAGCGCTTCAACGTGCAACACATCGGTATCGATACAACCGGCGTCGGCATCGGCGTGTTCGACCTGGTGCACGACTTCTACCCCCGCGCCACGCAAATCCACTACAGCCTGGAGACGAAAACCACGTTGGTGCTCAAAGCCCAAGACGTGATTCGTGCGGCGCGGATCGAGTGGGACGCCGGCTGGACTGACATCGCCCAGGCCTTCCTGACCATCAAACGCGGCACCACCGGCGGCGGTCAGATCACCTTCAGTGCGTCCAGGACGGATGCCACCGGCCACGCCGACATCGCCTGGGCGGTGATGCACGCCCTGCACAACGAACCCCTGAACACCAACCGGCGGCGCCGTAGCCGCTACCTGATGAGCGCAACCCATGCCCAATCGACGCAGAAAAACCCGGCCCACCCAGCAGAACGCGGAACAGCGAACGCGGGTGTTCACGTTCGGCGAGCCGGAGCAGGTGCTTACCGCGAACATGGGCGAGTACCTGGGCGTGTTTCCCACCGACGACGGGCGCCTGTACAAGCCCCCTGTGTCGCGGATTGGCCTGGCCAGGCTGCTGCGTGCCAACGCGCACCACGGCGCCATCCCCAAGTTCAAGCGCAACCTGCTGCTGCGTGAGTTCATCCCCTCGGCGGGCTGTAGCACCCATACCATGGGCTGCGCGGCGATGGACTACATGGTGTTCGGGGAAGCGTTCTTCCTGGTGCACTTCAACTTCGCGGACCACGCCCTGGAGCTGGAGCACCTGCCAGCGCTCAACATGCGGGTAAAGGTGGAGGGCGGCTTCACCATGTTGCTGCCGCACAGCAAGGAAGAGGAGTTCGACCAAGACGAGGTTATCCACATCAAGGATTACGATGTGGAGCAGAACATTTACGGTGTGCCCGACTACCTGGGCGGCCTGCAGGCGCTGCTGCTCAACGAGGCCGCGACCTTGTTCCGCCGGCGCTACTACAGCAACGGTGCCCACGCGGGTTACATCTTCTACACCAACGACCCCAACCTGTCGGAAGAGGACGAAGAGAACCTGCAGGCGCAGATCAGTGCGAGCAAAGGTGTAGGTAACTTCCGGTCGATGTTCGTCAATATTCCCGGCGGCCAGGAAAATGCGATCAAGATTATCCCTGTGGGAGATTTCCAGGCGCGGGACGAATTGGAAAAGGTGAAGAACATCACCAGGAACGACATCATCGCGGCCTGGCGTATGAACCCCGCGTTGGCGGGAATCATTCCAGAAAACTCCGGGGGATTTGGTGATATCGAGAAGATCGACCGTGTTTACACCAATAATGAAATCAGACCGATCTGTCAGTTGTTCGACCAGGTCAATGAGCTGCTGCGAGACGATCGCCGTATAAGTTGGCGTGAGCCTGCGCCAGTTGCGCAATGAAGCCATGGCCTAAGCAGCAGTGGGCACTTTCTTGTGGCAGAATAGTGCCCAATTTGGAACCGGGGTGGGTTATGCGAGTGTACTGCAGGGAATGTGGCGGAAAGTGCCGGATCTCTTCCAGAAACGATATCTCCAAGGAGTTCGTTTCCCTTTACTGCGACTGCCAGGACTGTGGTCACCGCTTCGTGTCACACCTGACGTTTTCCCATACGCTGCGGCCATCGGAGCAGATGATGGACCGCCTGGTGTTCGATCGCCTCAGTAGCATGAGCAGGACCCGGCAGCAGGAGATTTTTCAGCAACTCGGTGCCAACGATGCACGGTAGCGTTTGAACCGAACTTCGATGTCTGTGTAATCCCGCATCAAATCCGACGACAACTGAATCAGGCCAATCCTGCCACGTGGTGAAAGTTCAGATCCATGCACGTCGGTCAGCAGCGCAAGGATGTTTCCATGGCTTTCAATATCGTCGGCCAGCTCAGTCAGGCAAGGGGCTGGGTGTGTCATGGTGTAACTCCGTTTGCATAATGGCACATGGCTAATATTTTGTGATCCAAAGTTGCATGCGTCAAGGCATTGAATTTCTCTATTTTATGTGGGATTCGGTTTCTTGATAGAGATATTTATAAACGCTTTAATGAAAATGGGCGCAGATGCGCCCATTTTGGTATTCAATGGATACCCTTTTGGTATCCCTTTAGTTTATGTTTGAGCGAGTTGATGCGAACCACGCCAAACCTTCTATCCCCCGAGCTATTTTCAAAGTTGACCACCAGCATGTCAGCGGGCAGCGGAATCAGCACGGTGCCGTCGCCTGGGTCGTGATAAAGCCGCTGGGTGGCCTGCATCAGAAAGAAGTCATCGGGCAGGGCCAGCTGACGCCGCGCCTCGTCAATCTCGATGTCTGTTACCGCCACCAGATTGCCGTCGATCATCATCACGCGACCCCCTTCAACTGCAGCCGCGATTCCAACTCCTCGATCCTGCGTAACAAGATGCCGATCATGCGGGCCTGCTCGTCGTTGAGCTGATCCACGACGGTGGAGCGCTTGAGCCGGTGGGTAATTTCGCCGTTCACCGACCGCTCGTTGAGCTGGGCCAGGCCACTGATTTCCTGGGTGACAACCTCGGGCAGAAACACCGTGACCGCGTCGGCCTGGTGCGTGTCGTCGTCAGCGTCGATCGACTGTGTGAGGCGAGCGACGATTTCCGAGTTCATGCTGCGGTGCGCGGCGCTCGCCACTGCAGCGATGCGGCCTCGCAAGCCATCAGGCAGGCGGATCACGAACTTGTCAGCGTTGCGGGAGTTGGTGTGTGTTGTCGTCATCGATGCGTGCTCCTTCAAATCAGGTTGGTGCGTGGCGATGCCGCCAGCAGTTGGTGAACCAGGTCGGCGTCCTGGGCGGACAGATCGCCCTGCAGGTGCGCCGTGTTGGTCACGCTCTCCAGCTGGCGCCTGGCTTCTCGCGTCTTCATGACCAGGAAGCCGATGAGGGCGCCGCCGACAATGGCGGTCGCCTGCAGGTGGCGCGGCGTTGTGGTAGCCTTCGAACCGCTGCTGCTTGGGGTAGATGCTTGCAAGGGTGTTTCTCCTTCTCGTGGTGGCTGGTGCCTGGAGTTGCCGCTCCTAGGCACCGTCTATTCCTAGCTAGCCCTGCAGGGCTGGATCGAGCTGCGCGCTCTCGCGATAGATGCGCTCGTAGACCTCCTGGCGGTGCACCTCGACGGCGTCTGGCGCGGTTACGCCAATGCGCACCTGGTTGCCCTTGACGCCCAATACCGTGACTTGAATGTCGTCATCGATGCGGATGGTTTCGCCAATACGGCGGGTCAGAATCAGCATTTCGGTTTCCTTCTGAGTTGGTTCCGTTGAGTGGAAAGTGCAGCGGCGGTGAACACGGGGCGCAGCTCGCTACGCACTTCGAAAACCCCGAGATCCGAGCCGTCCACCTCCACCAGGTGGATCAGGCTTAGGACGGGCGGCATTACGTCCTGCCGTTGTCGCCAAAAGTCGCTGGCCACCAGTTCTGCCAGGTCCTCCGGTCGTGCTCTCTCCAGGTAGATCGAGGGCAGTGGCAGTTCGCTCGGGGTGCCGTTGACCAGGTAGCGCACGATCATTCCCCGACGACCTCCGGCGCCCATCGCTCGGTCAGTTGCTGCCAGATTTGGCTTCCACCCTGGATGCGTTCGTGGACCTCCAGGTCCGGGGTGTAATCCATCATCAGCACCTTCAGGCAGTCCTCGAACAGCGGGAGGTCCAGGCCGCGCAGGGTGCTGAGTTCAAAGGGGAAGTCCTCGCCGTTGTAGACCCCCAGCAGGAACCGGCCCAGGACGCGGCTCTGGCCGGTGTCGCGCAGGGCGAGAGGCACCAGGCGGTGTAGAGCCTGGGTGCCAGCGGTGACGATCGCGGGCAGGCGCTGCTGGTGGGCCTGGACTTCGGCCATGACGGTGGCCAGGGTGCGGTGGTTGGTTTGCATCGCGTTTCTCCTTGGGTTGCCTTGCGGCGGTTGGGGGCGGTTTCCCGCCCTAAAATCCTTTGCGGCGCGTATGCCCCTTGCACGTCTGGAATATCCGGAAGGAGTCCAGACTGTGGGGCCTCAAGCCCGCGTGGTTGCTGGGCTGAAGATTTTTTCTGTCCTTCCACCTGGGGTGGAAGGAGGTGGAAGGTTTACATTGCATGATTGGCCTGCAGGCCGCGTGGCGCCTGGGCTACAGCGGGTTCGCGGAAAAGCCTTGAAAGTGGAAGGTTGGTGGAAGGAAGTGGAAGGATCGACTGTCCGAAACCTTCCAGCGCCTTCCAGTGGTATGGGCTTTGCTGATGGCTCGTAACTGACTGTATTCATTGATATATTCCTCTTCCTTCTAGATATTCCAGATGCTCTAGGGGACTACTCATAAATTTCTAAACCGCCGGACTCCCCCCTAACCCGGAGAGCTCATCCCGCTCGGACGGGGTCATCCGTTCTTCTTGAAGATCCAGCAGTTCAGGGATCGCTGCTCGATGCGGGAGTGGCATTTCCGCGCCTCGAGGAAGGTGTGGGTACGGCTCTGTTTCAGTCCTTTCTGCAGAAGAACGGTCGGCAGCGCTTCAAGGCCGGCGGCGCGACACGCTGACTGGAAATGCTGGATGTTGATGGCGATCAGGCCTTTGTCCGAGCTGTGGTTCAGGGTTTCGCGGGTTTCTTGACGACGGCCGTCAGCGTCCTCAATCGTCACGACCTGTTCGTTGAGGTAGTGATAGGCCTGCCAGAACTGCGCGGCAGTCTTGTTTTCTGCTGTCCTTGTTTGCTCACGATCTAGGGCGCGGGCTTCCAGATGTTTGGCCAGCGCTTCAACCTCTCGATCGGACCATCCTGGAAAGAGCGCCTGGGTGGCTTTGGCGGCAGCGAGCACCTGGGCGTGGGTCTGGATGATTCGCGCATGATTCACTCCACCCAGTGCCATGAAGCGGCGTTCGCAATCCGGGTACGCGCCGAAATAGCGCTCCAGCCAGGCGCTTTCCTGACAAAGCACCGCGTGCAGGTAGCCACTCAGTTGGTCGACCGGCATCGCCTTGAGCCGATCGGCCACGACCTTGAGAGCATCGGTGTGGTGGTCGCACGTCATGTGCAGGTAGACAATCCGGGTGATGATCGCGTCGGAGCCTTCCACCATGGTGTTCTGCGAAATGCAGATCGAGCCACGGAAAATCAGCGCATCCGTGTCGCTGTTCCCCGTCTTCACGCCAGTGACACGGAGCTTGGCGTTCTGGTCGAACAGCGACTTAATCTCGTCCCAGTTGTACTGGACGATCACGGTCCGCCCCATTGCGTCGGTGGTTTCTTTGTCCGACTCGAGCAGTACGACAGGCAGGTTGCTGACCGCTGACAGCGATCGCAGCAGGCCGATGGCCGACGCACCCGAACCGCTGGGCTTGATGCCTTCTTCGTTCTTGCGGCCCACCAGCCGCCAGAGGAAGCGCAGCAGCGTGGACTTACCTGCGCCGGCGGCTCCGGTCAGCTCCAAAAAAGCCCAGCCTTGCTGCACTGCGCGGATCTGCTCAGCGAAAAGCGAGCCGGTCCACCAGGCCAAGCTGGCCAGGCCGTTGTGGCCGAACACAGACTTGAAGTCAGCGAACCAGGACGAATCGAACGATTCCCCGCGGTGCATTGGATAGCTACGGGCCGAGGTCTTGAGGCCGTGGCCTTTGATGTCCAGAAAGCCGTGTTCGTTGACCTGGATTGCCTTGCCTTTGTAGAAGCCGAAGGTTGGGTAACAGTAGGCCCCGGTCGCTTCGTCGTAGCCAACGAAGGGCAATGTGCGGACCACGTTGGGGTCGCGCAGCCATTCGCTCTTGAGCATCCCCAGCACCTTTTCACCGCCCTCGAACATGCCACCTGGTGTTCGCTCTAGGAGTGCCTTCGCGAAGCCGCGTGGCTCGGTGATTGCGCTGGGCGGCAAAGGCTCCTTGCAGTTCAGCCGGCGATTCGGGAACTCGAACTGGAAGAAGTAGCGCTGTTCGCCGCTGATTGCGTCGCGCTCCAGGTACTCGAAGCGCGGCACGCAGTTGGCCACCTGGTTGAGCTTGGTGTGCTTTGAAAACTGCGTGAAGTATCCGGTTGGCTCCTCGCCGGGCTTGCGGGGAATTTCGTCCAGATCCTTCTGCAGCTCAGGTGTGGCCACGCGGGCCGAGAACAGGCACCGTCCGAACTCGACCAGGAAGAAGGAAATCTGACGTCGGGTATACAGCAGGTAGGCCTTCTTCATCGCCGTGCTGGCACAGAACAACTGACCTTGGTAGAGCGCTTCCTGGATGAACAGATCATCCAGCTGGCCATCGCGATAAACGTCGTCCCAGTCCCGTGTGCCAGCGAGCGCCACCTGGGTGAATTCCTTCATTTTGACCAAGCGATCCCGATACTTAGGGATTACCTCATGACCTGCCGGATCGTCATCCAGGGCAATTACCCAACGTATGCCCTTGCCCTGGTTTGCCTCGATGATCTGCCAGGGGAAGTTGTTGCAACTGATGGCGGCGATCGCCTTGTACCCAGCGAGCCACAGAGCGATTGCGTGGAAGATGCCCTCCACGACGAAGACCTGGTCGTCCTTCTCGTAGGCCTGGCCTTTGGGCTCCCAGCCTTGGCCCTTGTATTTCATCCCTTTGCGGATGCCTGCCTTGTCACCTTTGTTGGCGGCTACAGCGGCCGCATCGATGATGCGTTCCCAGTAACCGTCGCACAGCGGGAACCGAACGGTCGCTGCATACGAGCCATCGGCCATCAGGCGCCGCTCTTGGTCGTACCAACCGGAAATCCGAGCGATATCGAAGCCACGACTACGCTGCAGGTAGGCATCGGCAGTCGCGTTGGGGTTCTCTGGCGTCGAGGGGAAGCGGTCGCTCAGGTTCTCGAACAGGTGGCGGTATCGATCACGGGTCTTCTCTTCGTAGCCGCACTGGTTCAGGCGATTGCACTTGAGCTGGTAGGGCTTGAGCTTGCTGATGTAGACCGTGCGCTCGCCACAGCCCGGGCACGCGCCCTTGTTGAAGTACTCCTGGCTCTCATCCTTTGGCTGGAAACCCAGCTCAGGGTCGTACTGCAGCTCGGGGATCACCTCGTCCAGGTAGATCCGGTCGAACTGCTCGGGGGAGATTCGTGCGCTCATTGCCTGTCCTTACCGCTGGGCCGCTTCGCGAACACGTTCTGATTGCTCGGCCGCTTCCATAGCGAGGTGGACCATGTTGATCAGGACTGCCGACTTCGAGCCCTCGACCTTCGGGCGGATGATGTAGCGGCCCAGCTCGATCTCGCGACGAATGGCGGAGTCGGACTGCCCGGAGCGTTTGGCGTACTCGCCTACCGTGACGTAGGGCGTGTCGATGGCAATCTGCATTCTGTTAACCTCTGCATCGGTTATTTAGGGATATCTGGGTCAAAAGTACCCATATGGAACCCTAGAGTAAGTACCCATATGGAACCATGTCAAGAGGGAGATGCAGTTGATGGAGCTCGCGGAAAAGCTGAAGGCGATCAGGCTGAAGGAAGGCCTGACTCAGTCTGAGCTGTGTGAAGCCACGGGCATCAGCCTGAGCAGCTACAAAAAGTACGAGCTAGCGCTACGTACCGAGGTCAGCTCTATCGCGCTTCTGAAGATCACCAACCACGTGCGTTTCAAGAAATACACTCTGTGGCTGATGACGGGAGAGGCTGCGCCAAGCTGTGGCCAGGTCAGCCCAGAGGCTCATCTGTGATGGACTTCCCCGCCCAGCTCAAAGCGCTTCGCAACGCGGAGGGACTAACCCAGCGCGAGTTCTGCGAACTTCTGGGGCTCAGCATCAGTACCTGGAAGAAGTACGAAGCGGGCATCACGGAAATGGGCGTGGCACCCTTCCTCAAGGTGGCCAACCATCCTCGGTTTAAGAAGTACGCGCTCTGGTTGACCACGGGCGCGGCCGCGCCTGGCTGCGATCAGATAAGCCCGGTGTAAGTCATGTCGATCAAGAAACTGCCTTCAGGTGAATGGCTCCTGGACTGTCGTCCTGAAGGGCGCGATGGGCCACGGGTGCGTCGCAAGTTGAAGTCCAAGAACGAAGCTATGCATGCCGAACGGCTGGTGATGGGGGATGGTGCGAGGGGGGAGTTCGAGAAGAAGCCCAAGCGCGATGAACGTCGCCTGAGCGAGCTGGTGGATCTCTGGTTCAAGTTGCACGGGCAGACGCTCAAGCGCGGGGAAGAGCGTCAGCGCGCCTTGCAGGCCATGGCTGAACGGATGGGCGATCCGCGCGCCACGGACTTCACTGCTGCCAACTTCACCCAGTACCGGGCCGAGCGCCTGGCCGGTGACCATGGCCGGAGCACGCCGGGCAATGGCATGAAGAAGGGGCAGAAGGCCAAGCCCGTCAGCGCGAACACGCTGAACCACGAACTGGCCTACCTGAGCGCGGTGTTCAACGAGCTGGACCGCCTGGGCGAGTGGAAAGGGGAAAACCCGCTGGGCAAGGTCCGCCGCCTGAAGTTCGATGAGCCGGAAATGGCGTACTTGGAGAAGGACCAGATTCAGCCGCTGCTGAATGCCCTGGATAGAATTTCAGAGAGTGCCGGCGTAGTTGCCCGCGTGTGCCTGGCGACTGGTGCGCGCTGGTCCGAAGCGGAGGGGCTGACAGCGCGCCAGGTGAAGGACCGCCGCATCCACTACCACCGCACGAAGAACTCCAAGAGCCGGGCCGTGCCGATCAGCAAGGAGCTGCAGGAGCTGGTGAAGACCAGCCTGCCGTTCGGCGATTGCTACAAGAGGTTTGGAGAGGCCGTTGAAGCTGTCAGCCTCGATCTGCCAGATGGGCAGATGACACACGTGCTGCGCCACACCTTTGCCAGCCACTACATGGCAAATGGTGGGGATATCCTGACATTACAGCGGGTTCTCGGGCACTCGTCGTTGGCCATGACAATGCGCTATGCCCATTTCAGTCCCGGGCATCTCGCAGAGGTAGTAACGCTGAATCCTCTGACCAATCTTGCACCCAGGGAAGGTTACGATGAATGAGACATTGGAATGGTGCGTAGTTGTCTGGGATTTCGTTGGTGCGCCGCCTGCAAGCCAATCAGTAAATTGGAGCACCGTAGCTATAGCACTGATTTCCGGTCTGATTGGTATCAGTGGTTCGTGGCTAGCCCTTGGATGGCAAGCCCGGAGAGAAAGCCGCAGTGTTCGGGCAGCAATATTGGCAGAGGTAGAGGCTTTGCTAGAACTGGCTAGCAGGCAGAAGTACAGCGAGCAGCTCGCTGAAGCTGCTAGTAGATCTAAATACAGATTGGCCGCTCAGGCCAGGCTGGGCATTCCCGAGCATTACAACCGCGTCTACTTGGCCAACGCACCAAAGCTCGGTGTGCTTAGCGAGGGGGAGGCTAGAAACGTCGTTCGCTTTTACCAACTGATGGACAGCTTGCGCGCCGACACTTCGGAAGGGGGACGTCTGTATAACGGTTCAATCGAGCAGGCGCTGTTCAAGTCTGCGTGCACCATCCTCGATGAAGCGTTGCGGACAGGTAAGTCACTGGCTGTCTGGTAGCGGGCGATTGTGGCATGTGGACGAAATGTGGACACTTGAAGAAAAGTGCAGCCTACATTTCTAAACTCCAGAAATGCGAAAGCCCCGCATTGCGGGGCTTTTAAGGTGGTGCCGGCACCAGGAATCGAACCCGGGACCTACTGATTACAAGTCAGTTGCTCTACCATCTGAGCTATACCGGCACAGGGGCGTCATTATAGCGATGGATTCGGCGCTGTAAACCACTTCGTTGC